CGCTTGTAATACCAGCCCCTATGCGTGACCATGTTGCCGTTGCTGATTCAGGAGTTGTGTTTATTTCGTACAAACTCTGATAATTCAGCTCAAAAATTTTTGACATATTTCTATGCCTCCTTGTTATTAATGTATTCTAATGTAAAACTCGCCGTCCAAATGTGTTCCGATGCTGTTGTCTTTTCCACGTACACCGGAACTGTTAACGCTTTGCAGTTCGCTATCATTAAAGCGTCTGTTATATCGACATTCTGTAAATCCAGAACGTTAATAATCGTATCTAATTGATTCCTGGCTGTTTGCTGATTTTTGCTTTTAGCATAATAAGAAAAGTTTAGAGTTCCAACACGCGTTCCGTCGAAGTATCTTGTTTCTATTGATGACGGGTCAGTCCGAGTCATTATTTCCTCACTGATACCGCTCCATGCGTTCTGAACAATCGGCGCGTAAGGAGTAGTTCTCGTCTTTAACCACGCGTTTACTTCACTTATTATATTCTGCATTTACCAGTTCCACCCATTCCTTTTTCTTTAATGCCTTAGCGACTTCAAACCATTTCGGTCTTGCGTTAGGATTATATGTTAATGTTTTCATCGGCGCGTCATAATACTGCTTTCTTGCATATTTGATTTTCCATTCAATCACACCGCTTCCAATCTTTGTCGCGTCCGAAGAGTCGCGTAAGTCTCCTGTTATAAACGGAACATAATAGTTTGAGTCTTTAATTACTTGCGCATCAAGTGCCCGTTGCGCTTTCTCAATATTTCCGCTTAATCTTTTATGACATTTCCCAGTGTCGAATATCACGCTCATTTCAAGTAAACCTCGTAATGATGAGGCGAAAAATCTTTTACTTCTCTTATCTCATACGACTGACTGTTAAAAGTTATCTTATCGTATTTGTTAAACGTCTGCCCTTTCGGCGATGAATTTACGCAGTCAAAGTATAAAGTTAATACATCATCTTTCATCTCTCCGAGAGCCTTTAGAGCCGAAGACTTTACCGGTTCGCATCTAATCGCGCTTAACGGTGCGGATGCTGTGATAGTATCGTTGCCGTACTCGTCTTTAGTAACGCTGTAATGCGTTCCGGAATGTATTAGTACAATCTTCGGGATTTGCCGCATACTATAATAGCTCCGGTATAGAATGATGTCATATATAGATATTTAAGCGCGTTATCACAAACGTATGAATTTTGATTTTTCTTGCCACCGCCGGAAATTGAAAAAGCACCTAAAGATATATTCTGAAAGTCTTGGTCATCTTCACCGCGTACAGCATATGACTCAGCCTGCGCGCAGTTTGCCATCTTAACAAAGTTTTGATCTGTTGCGTCAAGTTCCGAAAAAGTAAAATTATAATTGCATATTAAATCAATATCGTTTGACGCTTTAGTCAATAATCTTGTCAGTTCGGTATCATCGCTTACTGCCGATCCGGCGTATGTATCGCGATAAAAAGTAATGTCTGCGTATGGCATTATGTAGTCCTCGCTGACTCATAGTAATAATTTAAAGCACGCCCGCGTATTAGCGGACATGCTCAATCTAGGTTCTAATTCAAATAGTCGATTAAACGAAGCCGACTCTATCAGCCCATAAGTGCGAACATAATCCGCAGTGAGAAAATCACCTTCTTTTAGTCTGTCAAGAATCGACTTCGCCATGATTAAGATGCCTTAATTGATTTGAATCTTACTGCGCGCCCGTTCTCGTCAAGTTCGACAAGCGCACCATAATAGCCTGAAGTTACAGAGTCTGAAACTGCAGTTGCTGAAACAATTTCAACATATCCAGTAGTATCAAAAACTGAGTAAGCTGTCGGAGCTGTAAAGTCTGTAGATTTTCCACCGCCGTAGTAATAGAACTTATGACCAGTGTCTTTGGTTGCGTAAGTCGCGATAGTGTAAGTTACGTTAGTCGCACCGGTTGTTTTAAGTTCAGCCGCCGAGAAACCTGCGATAGTTGCGGTTTTCAATGAGATAAATATTCCGTTGTGCTTATTATCATATACCCAAAGGTCATGATACATACGCGCCTGAATGAGTTCGCCGTCGGCAGTCTGATTGACATCTGCACCGAATACTTTAAGTTTGTTGTGCTTAGTGAAAGCAACAGCCGCAGATTTCGCCATGACGATCCAGTTCATTGTCATCGCCCAAGGTTTAACCGAATAGCCATTAGTGGAACTGAATGCGTATTCTGTTTTCATTCGCGCTGAAGGTACAGGCACAAGCTGAACACCGTCAACGTCGTAAATCTTAGTAGTAATACCGTTAGCGCCGGTTACGTTCTGCACACCAAGCTGTTTAGAAAGCTGGCTTGACTGGGTGAGATACTTAAACGCTTCACCTGAGATAAAGCAGATTAGCGGTTCTTGTTCGCCGATAACATCCTGAATGTCTGCGATATTACCCTGAAGCTTACCAAGTACGGTTGCCGCATCAGGTGCGTAATACTCGAATCTTGCAGTTGAATCATTAACGATGTTCTGGAAGATTTTAGAGTATCTGTAAGAGTCTACTTCAGGAATTGACTGAGTTCTTGTAAATTCCGAAATAAGGTTTGTAGCAGAAAGAGTCTGCATAGTCTCATCCTGATCCATAACGTCAACTGTGAATTTAACGCCTCTGTCCATGCTGATAGCGTGAGCTTCCCACGCAAGAGTCGCCGAACCATCCGGATAACCTGAAGACCTTGAATAATCTCCGAATCCTGAAGTCGAAAGTTTTGCGATCTCTACAGTTCCACCGCCCGAATATCTGACGCGGTTTTCGTCAGCTGTCAATGGCGCGGAAGTGAGACCAGCCGCAAGCACACCGTCAAGAATTTCGGTATACAAAACGGCTTTTGTTACTGTGTTTGCCATTTGTTTTTGTCCTTCGACAGGCATAAAAAAAGAGCCTGCCTAATCTAAGTTTTTGGTTATTACCTTGAGTTAAAGTTCAAGCCCTTTTACTTCGGATTAGCTCCCGAACGAGCGGAAATGATAGCGAGTTTTAGTCAATATACTACAATACTAAACATTTGTCAAGTACTTTTTATTTTAATCCGGCAACGGCTCGCATTTTTTTTCTGAGCTCATCATCTGCGTTAGGTGTCTGCCCATCGGTCTTACCGCCAAAGTCCGCGCCGCCCTGTTTTGCGATAAACTCAGGAAATTCAGCTAGAACTTTCCCTATCTTGTCAGCAATGCTGTCTCCTTCGTAGTCTCCGGACATGGCAAGCTTTACGACTTTAGCCGCCTTATCTGCCGGAACGCCTTTAGCAATAGCATCAACTTTTGCCTCTGCAGCGTCTGCTTTTTCCTGTGCTGACTTATACGATGCTTCAAGCTCTGCAATTCTTGCGGCTGTCTTTTCTGCGTCTGACATTTGCGACTGCTTAAGCTTAACAAGTTCAGCTATTTCTTCAGGCGATTTAAGCCCGTAAGCCTCAAGCGTCTTTTTAAGTTCTTTTCCGCTGTTCTTAGCTATAAGGTCATTTAGCTGTTTATCTGTGTATTTCGGCTGTTCTGGCTGTACCTGTTCAACTGGTGCCTGTACTGTTGTCTGTTCTGTCTGCGTCTGTTCTTCACTCATATTTTGCCTCTCATAATTTTAATTGCAAACTTTAACCGCTTTGCAAACGGCATTCTAATTGTCTCAGCCAAAAAGCCGAAAACAACCTCTTTGATTACTGCTGTCGGGATTTCTCTTTTGCGTGCTCCTTTTCTTTTCATTGATACTCCTTAAAATATTTGTTCGCGTGCGTATTCTCTTGTCAGATTATTGTCATTAACAAGTGTACGCATTTGGGATTGATACTCTTTAACCTTTCCGGGATTCTCTTCCCGTTTTGCTTGCCTAATGCTCCTTTCAAGCTTTCTTTGTTGCTGCGATAATTCATATACTTTGTCATTTTCTTTTTTCGGATAAGGCTCGTAAGTCTTTTTCGTTCCGGGCTGATAAGGGTAGAAAGTATGACGGCAATTGCACCCGAAAAGCCCCGCCGGATCGCCATAGCTTGTATCTTGATAAAGCAAAGGATAGCCTTTTGTCTTGCCGTGTAGACTGTAGACTTTGCCTTGATACGGTTCACATAAAGGACGCGCACCCAAATGACTTGAAACTTCAACAAGATCTATCTCTAATTCTGTACATCTTTCCGCGGCTGTTTCTGTCGATACTTGGCGAACGTTTGATCTTACAACAACTTGTGCGTATGCTTCAGACGACCATTGCCGTCCGGCTTTGTCTACTAACGCCGGAAGCCCTTTCGCGCGCCATTCCGCGCTTGCCTTTGCTATCGCTTCACGTGATGTCGTAACGCCTGACAGTCTTTCCGCAGTAGCCT